CGACGTTGCAGCCTTACTGTGTCCCCCGATAAGGTGAATAAGGCCGAAGTAGTAAAATCCAAAGCCCGGTATGTATCCGTAGTGGACGAAGTGCTGTCGCTTCGCCTTGAGTTTGTCGTCCTCACGCCAATTCCTCCTGATTGCTAGGACGGTGCTCGTCCCCTTCTCAATCGTTACCACATAGGGCAACGCGATCCCCGTTTCATTATTGTCCTTATCGACATCCGGATAACCGGCTAGATCGATGTTCACGTGCATCTCAAGCAACTGGAACCTATCGTCCATCGAAGCACTGAAGCCTTGATCTTCGGCTTTCTGCTTCTCGACCTCGTCCATTGTGCGAACTGGGTCACCCAAATCGATATCGCGATAAAAGCCTGCGTACTGCAGTTTGATCAGTTCATTCTTCGTTTTACGCATCCGGTGCGTAACACGGTCTGCGGTCTCAAGATTTGCCGCGCCATACGGCACGATAATGTCTTCGGCTGGTATATAGACCGCAGTCTGGCGATCTAGGCTTGGGTCAAAGTACACTTTCTTGAAGGCGTTACCTGCCAAAGACATGCTGAGCAACATGCGCTCGTGCTCCGGGCGGTACTCCTTCATCACCTCGGTCAACTGATAATTCATGTCATCAGCGACACGAACTGCGGAGTCTTTCTTTTCGGGCGTTTCCTTACCGATAATCTTGGTCTTGACCGGCCCCATCGCGGGGAAAGTCTCCATGATGGTCTCGGACTGAAACTTGACCGCGCTCTCCATGAGGAGCGGATGGAACACACCGCAAGCCCCCGGCCACGGTTCGGTACGTTCTTCGTAGCGGATACCTAGAATCTTCAAGCCTTTGACGTACGTATCCAGCCAGTCTTTGCGGCTTGAGAGGTCTTGCTCATAACTTCCAAGCAATTCGGAAGCGAGGGATTGCAGTTCATTCTCGGACATGAAGTCTGCGAGGTTGGCATCAAAGTCTTCGGCGCGAGGCTCAGACTTCACCATCTCAACGACAACGCCGTCCATGCCAATGGCTACGCTCTCGGGATCTTCAATCATGATCTCAATCGGCTCTGGGGGAGCAAGGGCTTCCAACCCCAACGGAGCCTGCATCAAACTTTTATCGACGGCCATTAGATTATCTTCCTGTCGTGTGTAGTGTTTTCAATCATACCGCCAACGGCTTTTTTCTTGGAATCAGGTTCTTCCAATCTGCCAATAAAGTTAAGAAATGGAAACTTAGATCTAAGTTCAAGAATATCTTTAGGTAGAGTTTTACTACCTTTGGTGCCGCCAATCGCGCCAGAGCGATTCAATTCAAAATTTTTATCTACGTAGTTTTTCCCAAAAATTTGAGAAAAAGGCCCTATTTCTTCGTCAACTTCCCGCCTTGAAGCATAACTATTTTTCAAAGCGTCTAGAACATATTTTTCTTTTTCTTTTATGGGAGTAGAAAAAGTCTCAAGATAAGATATAAAACGTTCATTAGATGATTTTTTACGATTTTCTGGATCTGAATTTATTAAATACTCATAAACTTTTTTAATATTTGCTTCATATGCAGGAAGAGAAGTAGAACTGTACATCACATCCAGCATTCTATTACTACGTTCATTTCTTTCAAAATCGTGTCTAAATTCATGCGCCCAAGTGCCGGCGTCAGCCGATGCACCGACTCCAATTATACGTTTACCTGTAGGTGGTTCTCTTCCTTCTAGAATTGGTCCTACATGGGATTTTATTTGCTCAGGAGGAATAATTTCTTTTGACTGAAAGCCTGATAAATTCCATTTTTCTTTTGGGTCGCCTATCAAAGCAGCCAACCCAATTTTTTCAGGAGTGACTGATTCTTTAAACCGGCCTCCAATTTTGGAGCGAACCAGTGCTTGAAACTCAGGGCTGTCCGGAGATCTGCCTGTAAGCAAATCTTCTTTTTCTTCAAAATACCTTTTTGTTCCCGGCGGCATCAGTAAAACCCCTCTCGTCTATGGCTCTTGAACCATCTCGTCGGCTCTGGCTCATCATTCGGCAGGCGAATAAATCCGCCTTGTCTAAATCTCATGAGTGCAAGTGTTGTTGAGTCCACCAAGTCGTCGTGTGTACCCGCAGGGAAGTCGTTGCACTCTTCGACCACTTCCCACGCCCACCTACGGTCAGGAGTCCAGACTATACCTGAAGAAAACAAGTCTGATACAGCGTTCACTCGGCTGATCTTGTCTTGTCCTTTGGACGGGGTGAACTCACTGAGCGGGACGCCCATACGCCTCATCTCCTGATAAAGCGCCGCACCGTTAGACTTCTTTTCGACGATAAACGTGTCAGGGTTCCAGTCCTTGTACTCCTCCAGCACCATCGCCTTCAGTTCTGGGAACTCAAGTCGTTGCTTGATCGCATTCAAGAGGATGATGTTGTAGTTCTTGGTCTCTTCGTTGAAGAAGACCCCCCACGTGGTCAGGGCGTTGTAGTCCGCTCGATTGGATTTCTCTTGGGCGGTGTCAAGACTCATGATGATGTGTTCACAAGGAGGCGGATCCTCCTTCTCCCACACCTGCCACCACTCCCGTTTGAGCAGGGCACCTTCTTCTGAGGTCGGCTCCTGCATGTACTGGGCCTGCCAGTACCGAACGTCCATACTGGCCTTCTTCGCCAGCAACTCCTCAATCGTCCAAAAGTCAGGCCAGAGGGGTTTGTCGTTGAGAACGGCAGGGAATTCAACCAATTCCCACTGATCCGCATCCTCATTCTTCGTCATGTGGTCTACGATCTTGCCCGTCAAGTCCATTTTCGACCAACGAGTCATCACCACGATGATCGCGCCGCCGGGCATCAGTCGCTGGACGGGTCCTGACTGGAACCACTCCCATGCTGGCTCAAAGACATCGACTCTGCCTTGCTTCGCCTCCTGCTCAGAGTGAGGATCATCAATAATGAACAGATCAGCGCCCCTACCGGCCAGAGCACCGCCAACACCAATAGCAAAATACTCGCCATTAAAGTTAGTACCCCAACGAGAAGCACTCTTACTATCAGCCTGAAGTTCAACATTTGGAAAAATATTTTTATAAAGATCTGACCCCACAAGATTACGCACCCTCCTACCAAAGTTGACCGCCAAATCGGCGGTATGTGAGGCCATGATGACCTTTTTATGCGGGAATTTGCCTAAAAACCACGCCGGAGCGAGGTAACTGATCATCTCGGACTTGCCATGACGCGGGGCAATGTTGACGATGACTCTTTTCTTCCTGCCTTCGGCTATTTCTTCAAAGATTCGGGCTAATTTTTGGTGATGTGGGCCTACTTTGTAGCCGGGGTACACATGTTGAATGAAGTCTAGGAAATGATCTTTGCCCAAACGCTGCGTAACCTGCGTTTGATACTGCTTCAGGAGGTCTAGTGTGCGCCGTTTCTGCTCTTCCGGCATTGTCGGAATCGCAGAACGTAGTTTTTGCAGGTGATTTTCAGTGAGATTCAGCATTTTGCGCCGGAATCTCTTCCAAAACTTTGTATTCGATGCCTTCTAAGACCGAAAGAAGTTCTTTCTCGACCTCTTCAAGTGGCTTGATGATGTGCGTGACCTCGCTACGCTTCTTGAACGCATCAATTCCGTCCACTTCGCCCAGTGCTTTGATCGCGCTGATGCGAGTTTTGACATCGTCGGCCTGTTCCGCAGCCTCAAAAAGTTTGTTGACCACGTAAAGTTTAAGATCAGACAACTCTTTTACGATCATGTGGTTGTACCTTGCTGCCAATCCTGCATACAAGGCGATGGTTTCGTTCGGATATTTGGCGAAGTCAGGTCGAACGTTGGGGTTCTCGACCATTTCACGGGCTAAGCCAATCGCGCTTTCCGCGTCTTCTTCGCTCGGGACAAGCGGTTGCCCTGTCAAGTCTGAAAAAAACTTGATGGTATTCGCCCGCATCTGAAGTTCATGAGCCGGGGACAAGTCCGGTAGAGCCTCAGTCATGCTAGCAGGAAGAGGTACAGACTCTTCTATATCAGGCACAAGCATGTCCATGTGAGAACTATATAAGAAAAATTGACATGGAACCAAATTTAGTGACGGGGGGTGTTCTATATGGCAGGGGGTGGGGGTCAAGTGGGCAAGTTTTGGAAAAGTGGGGGTGATTTGTGAGGATTAGTATGTATATGCTGGACGCGCAGAAGTTAACTGAATAGCGGGGTGTACCGGGGTAGTGGGGTCGCGCTGCGCCCGTTTTGCCCGTGCTGTCCTACGTGGTGCGCAACGGTATATGCCAGGGCGATATGCGGACACGGTGAGACAACGCCGCAACGCCGCGAGACTTCGCGACGACCGGACCATAACAACTTGTTATGCCGCACCGATGAACGGGGCGCGACAAGGCGCGGCGCGGCAAGATTGCCCCGGATTTGACTCTGCCCCTGTCTCGTGTACAATTGTGTACACGACGGTCGAAGCCGTCGCGACTAACCACTAACTAACTGAGAGGAATACGACGGTGAAAAACAATCAACTGACGATTACCCTGACAAAATGCCTGAAGGGCGAGGAAAAGGGCGAAGCGGCGCGCCGCGACTTCTACAACGCGCACATTGCCCCGCTACAGAATGCGCAAGGCGTGGTCGACTGGAAGTCAGGCGCGGCGAAGGAAGTCGCCGCACTGGTCCGCGCCACTGTGCAAACGTGGTATGTATCGGCGGCGCGTGTAGTCGACGGCCATTTAATCCAGCCGGGCGAATTGAAAGCCGCGCTGGCGCCGACGGCTAAAGGTCACAAGGTCCGCGCTGGCGCACTGGCGGGAATCAATACGAAGGCGTGGCGTTGGTCCGGTAAACTGGTCGCGGAATTCGCCCCGAAGCGGGACGAAAGCAAAGCGCCGAGCGGCGCGGTTGCGGTCGCGATCAAGCGAAGCAAAGCGCGCAAGGGCAAGAGCAAGGCGGCGGCGAAGGCGGTCGATGCCCCGCAATCGGTCCCGATGCTCAGTGAGGCCCTGCGCAACGCCATCGCGAAATTGAAGCCACAATCGAGAATCGCGGCGGCGAATACCGTGATGGACTACATGCGCAACGTTATAAAAGAGGCGCGCATCGCTATCGACAACGCGCCGCGCAAGGCGGTCAAGGTAAGCAAGGCGGCGAAGGTCGCCGCGCCTGCCCCGGTCGCGGTCCAGTAAACAAGTCCAAACAACGTTGACTACGTTAGCCCTGTCGCGAGACAGGGCTTTTTTTTGTCTCGCGAAAACGCGGTTTTCGCAAACGAGCGAGCGCGGCGCGGCATAGCCGCGCTGGCGCGAGACCAGTGACTGGCGAAGCCAGTTCTCTAGAGACCAGTTCCCTCTGCCTAAAGCCCTGCGCCGCCGCGCCCACACGTTGCCCGAAGCCCAGTTTGTGCCTGACACAAACTTTGTGTCAGAGAATTTTTCTACGAACACAAGATAACTGTTTGATTTACCTCGAGAAAACAGGGTCTTGTGTCAGTGTGTCAGGTTTTTCAAGAGGGCGGGGGGAAACTATGCCGAAAGCCCGGCAGGGCGAAGAGAGGCAAGTCAGTAAAAATTTCAAAAAATTAGCGCGGGGGAACCGTACCCTCTCAAAATCCCTGACACACTGACACAAGGCCCTCTCCTCTCTCTTCTTTATTTATTTATATGTATATCTCTATCTAATCTAATCAATAACTTACATCACTTTTCCCTTTCCCCGCTCCGCTTTTCCCACCCCGCTCTCGTGTCATATGTAAACCACCCCCGGCACAAGCCCTGACACACCTGACACAAGACTTCACCATAACAAGTTGTTATGTAGAAAAAACGCCTACCCGATCAAAATCTGATCCGATTCATATGCCGCTACATACCGCTAAATGCCGTCACGCTCTGCCCAAGGCGCAAACTTGACTTTGTGTATAGATTTGTTAACATATCCTACGTGATGGGCGAATACCCATTGCACGATCTAACACACACCACACCAACATCACCATAACAAGTTGTTATGGCGGCAACGAGGACACAACGATGAGCAAGCCAAGCAATGGCAGAGTGATATGGGAGGGCGAGTCCCTGCTCGATGGGTCACCGATCATGGTGATTGCCATCGGGTTCAAGGCATCGTCCAAAAATCGCAAGACAGGCGACATGATCCAGACGTACATCCTGCGGCGGGATATCTCCCCCACCGACGCAGTGCAGTCTGGCGCAGACTTCTCCATATGTGGGTCATGCCCACACCGGGGGACCGTCGAGCCTGTCTCGCCACGCTCCAAACGTACCCGCAACAAGGGTCGCACGTGCTACGTCAATCTCGGGCAAGGCGCGTTGGGCGTGTATCGGACTTATGTGCGCGGCAAGTACCCCGAATGGGACGGCACAGGCGTAGCCGGGAGAATCGTCAGGCTCGGCACCTATGGTGACCCGGCGGCAGTGCCTGTCCATGTATGGACTGATCTATTAGATGGCGCAGCAGGATTCACAGGTTATACACACCAGTGGCGCGACCCTCGGTTTGCCTTGTTAAAACAATTCTGTATGGCATCGGCAGACTCGCAACTCGATGCCCTCACGGCACAAGCCAAGGGGTGGCGAACCTTCAGGGTCTCACTCAATCAAGAGCGCGACCCGCGCAGTAAAAACGAAGCACTCTGTCCTGCATCGGCAGAGGCAGGGAAGAAACTCACGTGCAATCAGTGCCTCGCCTGTGATGGCACGGCATCAAGTCGCCGGGGGTCGATCTACATCCCCGCGCATGGCGGCACGGCAGTCATGGCGAATGTTCGCCGCAGAGCAGCGTTACAAGTTGTAACGATGGAGGTGTGAGATGGACTTGGAAACATACATAAGAG